GAATCATAGATTCCTTAATCCCATGCTGTAGACTATACAGTAAAGGAATTTGAGCATAATGTTTATGTTCTTACCATTCGGATCTGCATGAGTGCAGATGTTCTTTACGGTAGGAAGGTTAGTCACCTTTCTAGGTATGTCACAGTATGAGCCAACTTTAGAACTTGAGATGTTCATGGTTGGTGTTGTGACATCTCGAAAGGAGATGTTATGACGAACACAAGGACTCGAAGTCAGGTTCCTATAGATGAGACCGATGATGGATATGAGCGTTTTTATCGCTATTCCATTTATGGCACTTGTTTACAGGAAGCTGGTCCGGCGGATGACATGTATTATGATTATGATTACGATGATCTTGTAACTCATAATTATAGTAAAAGCATGACAGACGTCGTGACGCCCAACTACAAAAAGCTCTCTGCACAGGGTCGTATTATTAATAACCCTATGACAAAGACTGAAGTTGAGCTAATCGATCCGGTCCTAACATACGATTTGGACGTCACTCGATACGTGACTGGATGCACGCCTGTAAGGCGTTTCATCAAGTATCCGTATAGATGGACGGCTAAGTTGAACCTTACCCAGATTATGGGTGGTTCACCTTTCAAGAGTGCCGACATTGAATTGTCCGAAACTCTTGCCGATCGTGCGACATCAAAAGCTTGGGCGAATATTACTCAAGCTGAGGTGTTGGGTCTTGCGACCCTGAAAGAGATCGATAAGTCCTTTGACGGTCTTCTTCACCTTATTCGTAAGGTGAATAGAATCGCTTATGCCGTAAGGCGTAAGAGGTATGCTCTTTTGAAGAAAGAAATAACTTTGAAAGAGCTTGAAGACGTCTACATGAACGCACGTTATAACCTTCGTCCAATTTGGTACGATCTGAAAGGCTTATTGCGCATTCTTTGTAATGACATTAAGCCACTAAGACAAACCTTTCGGGCAAAGGCGAGTGATTCTGAACAAGTGTCAGATACACTCACGGATGTGGAGTTTATGAAAAATGTTTCCTTTTGCGGATATACTCGCTTAAGGGCCAACATTCTTCGGACAACTTCGCGTTCGCTAAGCGTGCGGGCAGGTGTCCTCACCCAGTCAAAATACGTATCAAATGCCTCTTTATTCGGCTTTGATTCGTTGGTGGATACTGCTTGGGATTTACTCCCATTCAGTTTCATTATCGATTGGTTTTTTAATGTGGGGGATACCATTCTCTCCTGGGTACCCGACTTTGGTATAGAACCCTTAACTTCATGGGTTGTTATCAAGGATACGATTATCCAGACAGCGACTGTTACGGATCTTTATTGGTGGGTTAATCCGTCGTACGATTACGATTGGGAACATAGTGGTGATTTACCACTCCCGATTGCAACCAAAACGACGACCACCTATGAAAGGATTCCTAACTATGAGCGTCCTGTTATCCCACGGTGGGATTTAAACTTGGACCCTCTAAAAATCTTAGACCTTGGTATAATTTTAAAGAATCTTGCTTTTAATAGGCAAGCCCTTAAAGATTAGACCGTAACCCTAAGTAGAAAGGAGTGATACCATGTCACTATCAAGCTCATTCACTTTGTCAGTAAATGATGACAATGACGATGGATCAACCGCAGAAGTCGAAATCGACTATGCCGAATTCAGTTCATATCTGAACCGATCGGAGTATATTTCTGAATACCATACATTGGCAGCCAGAGATAAACTTGGTTTCTATCGTACCCTGCCCAAAACATCTGGTAACTTTCGTGGAGTGGCCAAATCGGCCGTAAAATTCACGAAAGACTATGAGGTTGCGGGTGTTGACGCGGAGACGACCAACATTGCCCCAGGTATTGTTGAAGTCAACTTTGCGTTCCCTGTCGGTGTAACACCGGCCGATGCTCTCGAATTACGTATGAGAGCTGTAGCCCTCCTGCAGGACGACACTATAATGGTACCCCTCATTGACCAGCAAATGATATAGTTATGAAATCATTTGCCTTAGCCGCTATGCGGCTGTTGTCAATTATTTTAAAGGGTATCCTGATTGTGCTTAAGAATAAGCGCAAATAGTGAAATACTAAAGGAGTCTATTTATGAAGAAATTTCATAGAGGCAACAAAGGGAAAAACCGATCGAACAAGCTTAACAATAAAGTTAAGCTTAACCTACCAAAGGATTATCCATGGAAGGTTCTCGGTTGGTTGACAAACGACCTAGTTGACGTCCTTGATTCAGCAGATAAGGAGCTATTAGTTCAGATCACTCGTGATCGAGACTCGTATGCTTTGAATCTGTTGATGGACGACTGGGGCCTACAGAATGTTAGTATTGGCCTCGGTATTGATACTACGCACATTGCAAAAATTCGTGCTAAGTATCAACTTTCAGCACTTCTTAAGAAGTATCAGTTCGACACTGATAAGCACATGCGAGAAGCCTCGGCTCTCGAAACGTTTCGAAGAGCCGAAGCTGCATGTGAGGCATTTAACCATAGTGGTTATGATGCCCTGTGTAAAACTGGTACTGAAAAGTGGGCAAGCATTTTTACTTACGCTCGCTCATTTGTTAAGAAGGTCCTCGGGACAAATTCTCCGTCCAGGGACATTGTGACGCTTTGGTCACGTCATGGTCCGGGAAGCAACCTCGACACTTGTCAAGGTCAATCAAATGCTTATTATAAGTATGGAAATTGGCCGTACAGCTGTACGAGCGCTGCTCTTCCGTATGCGAAGTTTCTTATACAGACGGACGAACGTTGGCTTGGATATCTTGAAGACTCATATAGGGAAAGGTATGATATACCTAAACACCTTATATTGAATCAACGGTTATTCTGGTCCAAGGTTTTTAAGTTGGTAGAAGGGAACAAAATCGCTTTCGTTCCAAAGAATGCTCAAACTGAGCGTTCTATTGCAATTGAACCGGCAATGAACCTGATGCTCCAATTGGGGGTCGATGGCCACATCCGTAAACGTTTAAAACGTTGGGATGTTGACCTTGACTCACAAGAAAAGAATCAGTTATTTGCTTACCGTGGTTCAGTAAATCCGACGTTATATTCTACGTTGGATCTTTCCATGGCTTCAGATAGTTTATCATTGAAGCTGTGCGAATTACTGCTGCCATGGGAGTGGTTTAATTACCTTTGTAAAATTCGATCACCGAAAGGTAAGATCGGAGATGAAGTTGTGAATTATCACAAAATTTCATCCATGGGTAATGGCTACACCTTTGCACTTGAATCCCTAATCTTCACGGCACTTATTTACGGTGCCATTAAACAGAAGACGGGTGACTGCGATTTTAGAAATGACATATCTGTTTTTGGCGATGATATCATCGTTAGGACAGAGTATGTTGATCTATGCATCGCGTCGCTTAATCGTGCAGGATTCCAACTAAATATTGATAAGTCCTTTATTTCAGGATATATCAAGGAATCATGCGGAAGCGATTGGGTTCAAGGGAAGCCTGTTAGGCCTGTATTTATGAAGCGCCTACCGACTGACTTAATGGAACTTTTCGTCGATATTAATCGACTTAAACGTGTCCTCCAGTTACGTTGGGGTGTCTATGAATCGTTAACGGTAAAGAATATGAAACGATGGATCCCGCTTGGTATGAGGGGATTCGTCGGTCCGTATTCTGACACTGATTTCGACTCCTACATCCATACGCAGTTACCTACTGGTAGCTACAAAAATTGGGTGTGGAAGTACAGAAGACTGATAAAACAGTCAACTGTTGTAAGAAATGCAAGAAATTTCCTGCAAAGGAAACTAATGCATGACTTGCGCGGTCCTAACATACGGCCTAAACCTGGTTTGTTCAATTCGAGCCGGGATCCAAGTCGTAGTAGGTCAGGAAGCAGGTTCACGGTGTATAAGAGTTATTCTTACGCCGTGCGCACTACTCACTCACTCTCCAGTGAATGGAGAGGACACTACGTTGAGGTGGATCCTAGGGATTCCTAGCATACTGCTTCAATTAAAC